GGTTAGATGACCTAGAGCAAAAAAACCCATTTCGTTTTTTGAGCCACATTGACACATGAAACTAACAACGACCAAAATCACCGAGCTTTCGCTCGACCCAAGCAACGTCCGCAAACATTCGCGCCGGAATCTCGACGCGATCAAGGCCAGCCTGCGCAAATTCGGGCAGCAAAAGCCAATCGTCGTCGACGCCAAGGGAATCGTCCTCGCCGGCAACGGCACGCTGACCGCAGCGCAGGAACTCGGCTGGACAGAGATCCAGATCGTGCGGACCGAACTGGCGGGCGTCGAGGCCACGGCGTTCGCGATCGCCGACAACCGCACGGCGGAGCTGGCGGAGTGGGAAGAGGACAAGCTCTCGCAGGTGCTTCAATCGATCAAGGTGGAGGACGCGGATTTACTCGCGGCAACCGGCTACGATGCGGCCGAGGTGGACAAAATGAGCAAGGCGGAAGTCACGGAGGACGAGGTGCCGGAGCCTCCGGCCGAACCGATTACGAAGCCGGGCGACTTGTGGATTCTTGGCGAGCATCGCCTGCTCTGCGGCGACTCGACGAAGGCGGAGGATGTCGAGCGGTTGATTCAAGGATCAACTATCGGAAGCGTGATTACAGATCCGCCATTCGGAATGGAGTTCGTGAGTAATTACCGCACCGTGAAGCACAAGCCAATATCGGGCGATGCAACCACTTCTCTTCTGGTTCATGCTTGCGGCATCACAGCTGACCATTCGAGTTATGTGTTTTGCCGATGGGACAACCTCTCGCAAGTGCCTGCTCCGACAAGCCTTATCACATGGGTCAAAAACAACTGGTCAATGGGTGATTTGGAGCACGCGCACGCGAGGCAGACCGAGGTGGCTTTGTTCTATCGCGGAAAGAATCATTCTTTCCCTAACGGAAGACCGACCGATGTCGTGCAACATCCACGAACGGGCAACGATCTTCATCCGACCGAAAAACCAGTTATCCTTCTTGCCGAGATTATCAGGTGGTCGATTGGGCTCGTGTTCGACCCATTCCTCGGCTCCGGCACCACCCTGATCGCCGCCGAGCAACTCGGCCGCAAGTGCTACGGCATGGAAATCAGCCCAGCCTACTGCGACGTCATCGTGAAGCGCTGGCAAAACCTGACCGGCAAAAAGGCCGTGCTCGATAAGCCGACGACATGACCGAGCCTGAGCAAACCCCGTCCGAAATCCTCGCGCGCCGCAACGTCCAGAACATCGCGGTAAAACTCAAGGCCGGCAAGACGCTGACGACCTCCGAGCGGAAAGCGCTGAACGAGTTTCAAGCCGAGCAGACGGGCGGCTGGGTCAAAGACTTGAGTGCGCTGGCGAAGGAACTCGGGATGTCGCGGCAGGGAATTTACGACGTTCGCAATCGCTTCCCAGACGCACCAAAGAAACACGAGGACGGAAAGCGCGAGAACCTGACGGCGTGGCAGGCCTTCTGCGCTGAGCACTTAATCGGCAAGGACACGGCGACAAAGAACCTCGCCGACCTAAAAGCCGAACTCATGCGCGAGCAGATCCGCCTTGCCCGATCCAAAAACGAGCGCGAGGCCGGCGACGTGATTGACCGCGAAGTGGTCGAAGCGATGCTGGTGACGCTCGGCCAAAAGCTCGACCTGCTGCTGCGGCTCAAGCTGACGATTGAACTCGGACCGCGCGGCGTCGGCATGAACGCGGCGGAGCTGAACGTTGAAGGCGGCGTGATTCTGAGCGAGATCCGCGAGGTCGTGAACGCGAACATTGCGACTTTCGAGGCTGAGGCGCTGGACAGGTCGAGGGAGTGAAGCGACACGCCATGAATACCGAAATACGTAAAAAAATATCCGAAGCGCTGAAAGCCAAGTGGGCCTCCGGCACGCGCAAACCGACACCGCTCGGAATAACCAGAGCAGCGATTACTGCGCGATGGGCGAATCGCGTAGAGATACCGGGAAAGCCAAGGTCTGAAATCAATGGTGTGCGAAACCCTGAATATCGAAAATGGTATTATGAACAAAAGGAGGCGCAAACGAAGTCCTTTCGTGCAGACTCAGATGAAGCTAAGTCGTTCTTTTCGGACAATCTCCGAAAAGTAAGGCTTATGCCCGCGACGGAAGAAGCGCGAATGGCAGCGGTAAAGGCGTCCCAAAAAGTCAAGGATGCGGCCCGCCGCACTCAAAAACTATATGCGGGGCTGGGAATGTCGCTGCACCCGGAAATGTTCTCAAAGGCTGCGGGCGAAAATCATGTATCCGCAGCCGTGTTTTCGATAAGGAGTCCCAAGGGCATCCACTACCGCTTCAAGAACCTGCGTGCCTTCATTCGAGATAACGCGCGTATGTTTGAGGATGGAGATGCAACGTGGTTCCCGCGAGGGAAAGACATCGACTGCCGTGCATACGGCGGAATAATGTCGATCAAACCGAGCGAAAGAAGGCGAAAGGTGAACGGCAGCTGGAAAGGATGGGTTTGGGTGACGCTAAACGAGCGGGCGCTACTAAATGCAGAAGACCCTTTGGATCGCCTGTCCAACAAGGCTGATATGCGTCCTGAGCACGTCATCCAATAACTTTGACCGCCTCCGACGCACTTATCGCTGAAGAAATTTAACACCATGAAAACAACAACGAAAAAACAGACGAAACGAAAGGTTGGGGACATCGTGCACTACAATGCAATCGCCGACAGAGGCGGTGAATTAATCGCGACAATGGAGCGCGACAATTCAGCGCTGCAACTCGTGGAGTTTTATCATCTGAGCCGGCGAGACTCAAAAGGCGTTTGCGTTTCTCGCGGAGGCAGTTTGGTTGGAATCTGGGATTGCCGCGTAATCGGAGGGGGAACGGACGGGTGGAGGTGCGAGTTCGCGATTTACGAGCCGGCATCTGATTTGTGACCGCCTCCGACACCCTCCTCACGACGCTGCGCCTTCCGCAGCCCGACCGCTCACCGATTTACGAGTGGGCGCGGAAGCATATCATTCTGCCGGAGAGCTACGCGACGCCGGGACCATTCAACGTCAAGATTTCGCCGTGGCTGATTCCGATCTTCGATGCGCTCCAGAACCCGCTGGTGCGCCGCGTGCACTTCCGCAAGGCCGTGCAGATTGGCGGCACGCTCGTCGCTGACATCTGGGTGCCGTGGCTGATTTGCAACGACGCCGGGCCGATTTCGTGGACGATGCAGACCGACGAGATGATCGACCGGCACGCCAAGAGCCGGCTGAACCCGATCTTCGAATCGTGCAAGCCGGTCGCGGCGATGCTTCCGCGAGTCGGACCGCACCGGACGACGACCGAAATTTATTTCGGCGGCTTCTTTTTCATTCTCAACCCGGCGAACCTTTCGTCGCAGCAGTCGCAGTCCATCCGCTACAAAATAAATGACGAGATCTGGTTGCCAAAATGGGCGGACATTTATGGCCACGCCGTCGCCCGCGTCTCACGCTTTGAGGAGGTGGGCAGGTCGAAGATTTACAACACGAGCCAAGCGCCGATAATGGACCTGGAGACCGGCAACGTCGAGGACACGAGTTTTCGACAAGGCACGCAGCAGGAATGGAGCACCGAGTGCCCGGCGTGCCACAAGGTTCACCCGCTCGCGTTCGCGCTGGACAAGAACGAGGAGACTGGGCTGCGGGGCGGCGTGGTCTGGGACGCGGCGGCGAAGCGCGATGACGAGACGTGGGACGTTGCGCGAGCCGTCGAGTCGTGCCGATTTCGTTGCCCGCATTGCGGCCACGAGTCGCCGGACACGGACACGACGCGGACGGGCTGGAAGCGGGCCGGGCGGTTCGTTTCGCTGAACGAGGCAGCGCCGGCCGAGATTCAGAGCTTCCGCGTCGAGTCGCTGGTGAGCCGTCCGATGCGGCTGCTGGTCGAAGAATTCTGCGAGGCCGACAATCACCACGTGCGGCAAGGTGACGACAAAATGAAGATCGAGTTTAAGACCAAGCGCGAGGCGAGGCCGTGGATTGTCGAGAAGAAGGTGGTCAACCTATTCGTTCAGGCGAGCGACTACAGCGTCGCGCAGTTCTCCAACGGTGAGGCAATCGACGGCGAGGTGATCCGCTTCATGGCCGTGGACCGGCAGCAAGACCACTGGTGGGTCGAAATCGGCGCGTTCAGCTCGGCGACCGGTCCGACCTACCGGCAGCTTTACTTCGGGCGGGTCGAGACGCGGGACCAACTCCGGCAGTTGCAGCACCGTTACAAGGTGCAAGACGCGTGCGTTGCCCAAGACCGCGGCTACCGACCCGCCGACGTTGACCGAGATTGCGCCGACTTTGGCTGGCGCGGGATGCGCGGATACGCTCGAAAAACTTGGACGATGCGCGACGAGGCCAGCGACAAGCTCATTAACTTCCCGTTCAGCGAACCGCGAGTGAGCGACTACCGGGGCGGAGACGTGTTTTATTACGACTGGAGCGGCGACTATTTCAAGGACCTGCTCGCGAACGCGCTCGAAGCCAAGGGCGATTTGAAATGGTTGCTGCCGAAGGACGTGAACCCGCTTTACCTCGAACACCTAAAGGGCGAGTCAAAGGTGGAGATTCGGACGGGAATCTGGGAGTGGCGCGAGGTGAAGAGCAACGCGCCGAATCACGGTCTCGACACCTCGGCGATGCTGCTCTGCATGGCGACGATTGCGAACGTGATTCGCTACGCAGCGCCGAAGGAATAACGCCGGTTTGACGTTTCGAGCAGTGGTATGCTCGACAACCCATTTCTCGGACTGGACACCGCGACCCTGACGGCGCTCAAGACCAAGACGATTGACGCGATTCAGGCGGTGCTGCTCAACCAAAGTTACAGCCTGAACGGGAAAAGCGTGAGCCGGGCGGATCTTAACGCGCTCAACAACATGCTTGGCAACTTGCAGGACGCATTGACCGACGCGGCCGGAGCGTCAACGGATCAGACATTCGTCAGCTTCACCGGCAACTAATCACACATGAGCACCGACTTTTTCGACGCGTCAAAACTGGTCGCGCAAAAACCTTGGATTGACCGGGCGTTGGAGAACATCGCGCCGACATGGGCGCTCAAGCGTTTGGAGGCACGCGTCGCGAAGTCGCTGTTTGAGTATAACGCGGCGCGGACAAATCGGATGTATTCACCGAAGCAATACACCCAGCCGTCCGAGAGTTCGCAGAATCAGCGCGACCGGGTGGTCATGATGTATGAGGCTCGCGACCTCGTGGACAATTTTCCCGAGGCGCGGGAAATCTCGCGCAAGTTCGGACTCTACCTGACGCCGCACGAATACTCACCGACGACCGGCGACCGCGACTACAATCAAATCGTCTCGGACTATTTCCACGCGTGGTGCAAAAACTGCGACGTGACGAACCGGCACAGCTTCAAGAAGCTGGTGCAGCTCGCGGCCGAGGAACGTCCGATTGACGGCGACTGCGGTTTCGTCATCCGGCGCAGCGGCGAGGGACTCAAACTCCAACTGGTGCCGGCAACGCGCATCGGCAATCCGAACGAGACGGCCGTCGCCTCGAACAATTACTTCCAAGGAATTATCACGAATGACTTCGGCCAGCCGGTCGCTTACCGGATTTTCCGAGTCACGCGTGACGGCGTTTATTTCGGAGCCGAGGACATCCCTGCGAATCAGTTTTGCCACTACTTCGATCCGTTCCGCGTGGACCAATATCGCGGCGTCACCGACCTGCACAGCGCAATCCAAACGGCTCGGATGCTGCACGAAATCTTGCAGGCCGAAAAGGCCGGCGTGCGCTTCTCTTCGCAGCAGGCGGCGCTGATCTTCAACGACCGAGGCGTCGCGAACCCGCGCAACCTTTTCCAGCCGAATCCCACGATGGGTTTACCGAACGGGCAGACTCAGAAAAACGAGCTGACCGAGGTCGGCATGATTCGCTATTTCCAGAACTCCGACCGCGTGGAAGTCATGCCGTCGAGGCCGTCGCAGGCGTTCACCGGTTTCGTGCAGCACCTTATGCACGAGATCGCTCTCGGCGTGGGCGTGCCAGAGGGCGTGCTGTTCGGCACGCAGGACTACAAGGGACCGAGCGTGCGCGCAGAATTCGCTGCGGCCGACCGAGTATTTACGAACAAGCAGGGCGTGCTGACCGACAAGGTTTTGGACCCGATCAAAGACGCCGTGATTCTCGACGCCATCGCACGCGGCGAAATTGCACCGCCTCCGCTGCTCTCGGGCGAGACAATGGTTCAGGCGCTCCGCCGAGCGACCAAGGGCGAATGGCGCTTCCCGGCCAAGCTCAGCATCGATGTCGGCCGCGAGTCAGCGGCGAACATGAACGAGAACCGGCAGGGCGCAAAGTCGCTGCAAGAGATCGCGGCCGAGGAAGGCACCGACGCTTTCTCGCGGCTCGAACAGATCGCAATCGAAGCGGGATTTGTGAAGGAGCTTGCGGTGAAATACGGCGTGCCGGAGACGGCGATTCGCCTCACGACGACCTCACTTCCAAGCACGCCAGCGGCCGCAGCCGCAGCAGGCGACGCGGTGGGTGCGAGCGCAGCCGAGGCGCAGGCGGCGAGCGTCGCAGCGGCGCCGGCCGCAATCGAGCCGGTCGAACAGATCCAGAACGACTCAAATCTCGTCACGATCAACTTCGCCGACGGCTCCTATATTCCGACCGACGCGATGGCGGACAACGCACGGCGCGCACTTGAGATCCGCGAGAAGAAGCCGATGTCACAGCGCGGCATGACGAGCGTCGGCATCGCCCGGGCGCGTGATTTGATCAACAAGCGGCCAATGTCCGAGGACACCGTGCGCCGCATGAAAGCCTTTTTCGACCGGCACGAAGTGGACAAGCAGGGCGAGACCTGGGACGAGCAAGGCACGGGATACCAGGCTTGGATGGGCTGGGGCGGGGACGAGGGCTATGCGTGGTCCACGGCCATCGTGGAGCGTCTGAACAAGCAGGCGGAGAAAAAAGACCTCTCGGTTGCGGCCGCAGAAGTGCAGCATCAGTTTGCGCGCAACACGCCACTCGCAGCCGAGGACTGGCTGGACGCGGTGCAGAAATACCGGGCGAAGCAGATGACGACGATCCAAGAGACGAAGCAAAGCGTGACCGGCGACCAAAGCATCATCGAGCTGAGCAAACCGAAGCGCAAAAAATAATTCCCATGATCCACACCCAGACCGAAATCGATAACCTCGTTGAGTTGGCCATTATCCAGCGCGCCGAGCTGAAAAAGCTGGTCGAGTCGCTGCCGCAGTTGCGCGACCATTTGTCATCGGAGATCGAGCGGAACCTCGAAGAGATCGAGCCGGCGATCCGCAGCGAGCTGGAGCAGCTCGTTATCGCCCGCGCACAGGACGCGCACGCGCAATCCAGCGCAGCGCTGACCGCCAAGGTTGACGAACTCGGCAAGGCTCTGGAAGTCACGACGGCGGCGCGCTACTCGGTGCTCATGGCCGAGCGCGAGCAGAACGCTACCTTGTTGGCGCAGGCCGAGGCACGGATCGCAGAGGCGGCGTCGGCTTTACCGAGCGCAGTCAAAAGCATCGTCACCGACGAGCTCTCGCGCTTTCCGCGTGCCGGCGAGATCGATCAACTGCGGAAGGAATTCGCTGAGCCGAAGGGACTGAACCCACGCGGTAAGTGGTCGCCCGACGAGACCTATCAGCGCCTCGACCTCGTGACGTTCAACGGCGATTCGTTCGTGTCGAATATCGACGGCAACCGCCAGCGGCCGAGCCGAAGCGCGGCGGACTGGACGCTGAACGCGGCACGCGGCAACAGCGGAGGCGGCGGTGGCATCACGTCATTGACCGACCTGATCCCAACGCCGGGCGAGGGGCAAATCCTCGGCAGCGAAAATTCGTTCTACGTTCCCAAGAACCTCGTCGCCGGGGCGAACATCACGATTACGCAGACGCCGACCGATATCACCATTATCGGCACCGAGGGACAGATCGAGCTCACCGACGGGACCGAGGCGGCGCCGTCGCTGTTCTTCGTCAGCGACACTAACACCGGCATGTATCGCCCGGCCGCAGACACGGTCGGAATCGTCGGTGGCGGTCACGACATCCTGCGCCTGACCGACGTGGCGAGCGCGACGGATTACATTGAGATTAAGAACGGGACCGGCGTCGGCAACCCGCTCCACGTTCTTGCCGAGGGCGCGAGCGCAAATATCGGCGTGCATTTGCAGCCGAAGGGCAGCGGGCTTTTCACGATCAGCGACGGCACGGATTTCAACAAGGGAATCCGGTTTCGCAGTTCGTCCAGCGCCGCAAGCGCGGTGACGCTGATTGACGCCGTCTCGACGGCCGGCCGCGTCGTCACTCTTCCCGACGCAACCGACACGCTCGTGGGACGTGCGACCACGGACACGCTAAGCAACAAGACCATGATTGCTCCGGCGCTGGGGACGCCGACCGCTCTCGTCGGCACGAACATCACTGGCACCGCGGCAGGATTGACCGCCGGCAACGTGACCACGAACGCCAATCTGACCGGCGACGTGACGAGCGTCGGCAACGCCACGAGCATCGCGGCGGGCGTCATCGTTGACGCGGACATCAACGCAAGCGCAGCCATCGCAGACACAAAGCTCTCGACGATCAGCACGGCGGGCAAAGTCAGCAACTCGGCAACGACTGCGACCTCGTCAAACACCGCCTCGGCAATCGTCGCACGCGACGCCAGCGGCAACTTCACCGCCGGCACGATCACGGCGAATCTCACCGGCAACGTCAGCGGATCTTCTGGTAGCACGACCGGGAACGCAGCAACCGCCACGGCTCTGGCGACCGGGCGCACGATTGCGATTACCGGCGATCTTGCTTACACCTCGCCGAGCTTCGATGGCACGGGCAACGTCACGGCGGCGGGCACGCTTGCGACCGTGGCAACTCCAGGTTCAACCGGCAGCAGCACCGCGATTCCGATCGTAACGATCAACGCGAAAGGCCTGACGACTTCAATCACGACGGCTGCGGTCATTGCGCCGGCCGGAACGCTCTCGGGCAACACGCTCGCGGCCGGCGTCACCGCATCCTCGCTGACCTCGCTCGGAACGATTGCGAGCCTCACCGCGACAGCCGGCACCGTTGCAAACGCTCCGAGCGGTGCGACCGACATCGCGAACAAGCTTTACGTGGACACGGTCGCGCAAGGACTCGACGCAAAAGCTTCATGCGTCGCAGCCACGACGGCGGACATCACGCTGAGCGGAGCGCAGACAATCGACGGCGTGAGCGTCGTCGCGGGAAATCGCGTGCTGGTAAAGAACCAGACGCTCTCGCAGAACAACGGGCTTTATCTTTGCGCCTCGGGATCGTGGACGCGCACGACCGACGCAAACACGTGGGACGCGCTCACATCGGCTTTCACATTCATCGAGCAGGGCACCTTAAACGGCGACTGCGGTTTCGTCTGCACGGCGAACGCAGGCGGCACGCTCGGCACGACCGCTCTGCCGTGGTCGCAGTTCTCGGGCGCAGGCACGTTCACGGCCGGCACCGGGCTGACGCTCACCGGATCGGTCTTTTCGCTCACCTCGCCCGTCGCAGTCGCCAACGGCGGCACCGGGCTGACGAGTCTTGGCTCGGGCATTGCGACGTTCCTCGGGACGCCGTCCTCGGCCAATCTCGCGGCGGCGGTCAGCGACGAAACGGGATCGGGTGCACTGGTGTTCGCATCCAGTCCAACCCTCGTGACGCCGACTCTCGGCGCGGCGACTGCCACCTCTCTAAACGGCGTGACCCTTACGGGCACGAGCACGCCAGCGCTTTCAGTCACCGGCACGGCGTCGGTCAGCGGCAGCAACACCGGCGATCAGACGACGATTACGGGCAATGCTGGGACCGCGACGATCTTGCAGACCGCGCGCAACATCAACGGCGTGAGCTTCAACGGTTCGGCTGATATTACGGTCACCGCAGCGGCTGGAACCCTGACGGGCGCAACCCTCGCGTCTGGCGTTACGGCGTCCTCGCTGACATCTCTTGGCACCATTACGAGTCTGACGGCAACAGCGCTGACCGTAAACGACAACACGACCCTCGGCTCCAACAACTCGGACACGGTGAATTTCAACGCTCGGGTGGCGAGCGACCTCAACCCATCGACCGACAACACCTATGACCTCGGCGTAACGGGCCACGAGTGGCGCAATCTGAACATCGACGGCACGGCCAACATTGATTCGCTTGTGGCCGATAGCGCGGACATCAACGGCGGAACGATTGACGGCACGACCATCGGAGCCACGACACCGAGCACGGTGGCGGCGACGACGTTATCCTCTACGCTAGGAGCCAACTTTGCGACGAGCAGCGGGAATGTGGGCGTGGGAACAGCTTCGCCAAGTGGTTTTGCAGATGCAAAAGTTCTTGATATTTTCCAGTCTGCATCAGGTCATGGGCAAGTTATTGTCGAGGGAAATAACGGCGCAAATTTTGTCCAAGTTACTTCCGGAACTGGAAGTGGAAATAACGGAGGCTCCATAATTTCAAGTAGTGATTTGAGATTTGCGCTTGCGACATCCAAAGACGCTACCGGTTACAGTGAAAAGATGCGGCTCTCCTCCACCGGCCTCGCCGTGACCGGGGCGTTGTCGGCGACGGGAATCATTACCACCGCAACTCAAGTCACCTCAAGCGGCAGCAACCCTTTGCGCCTGCAATGCCCGACTAATACCAGCGTCACGATTGGCGTAGATGGCGGAAGTCAGTTTGTTGTTGCCGGTTATGCGCCCGCAACATTTTCTCAGGGCCTCGCCGTGACCGGGGCGTTGTCGAGCACCACAGGAGCCACCTTTGCGACAAGCAGCGGGGATGTGGGGATTGGGACTGCTTCGCCGCAGCGTCAGTTTGTGATTAACTCTAGTTTTCCAGTCATTCAGTTCACTAACCCAACAAGCGGCACAACCTCTAACGATGGGTTATTGATTTACCTGAATGGCTTAAATGCTGCGATTTCAAATCAAGAAGCAGGTGCACTTTTTTTTGAAACCAACAACACCGACCGCATGCGCATCGACAGCAGCGGCAACGTCGGCATTGGAACTGCAAGCCCGGGATCAAAGCTCGACGTGAATGGCGAAATCCGAATTGGCAACACCGTAAACACCGTCAGCCCGACCTCGCCCAACCGCACCGTGACCATCGTAATTGGCGGCACAACCTACTATCTCGCAGCAAAAACGACCAACGACTAATGACCAACGAACAAGCACTTCAGAACCTCTACGCAGCAGCCCGCCTTGCCCCATTAAAGGCCGACGACCACGATCTCATCCGCAAGTGCGCGGAGCAGATTGCCGAGGCTTTAAAGCCAAAGGAACCGAAAGCCGAATGAGCGGGACGGCGGACACGAATTGGCGCAGCTACGTTGGGCCGCAGGACAACGGGCTGACGGTGGACGCGGCCGAGTGGCAGGCTCCGCTTGATCCCGAGAACTGGGACGACTTGGTGAAGTGCTCGAACTGCACCGGGCTCACGATAAGCGGGCTGACCATTCCAGCGGGCCGCGAGGACTCGATTGATTGCGTGCGCGGCGGCAATTACACGGTGCAGAACTGCACGGTTCATGGCTCGGTAACGATCAAGGGCGCAATCAACGGTCTGACGCTTTACGGCTCGGTCGTGAGTGGCACGATTGAGCTCGGGCAGTATGACAACTATTGGCAGCCGGGCCGCGCTCCGACGCAGAACGTCTCCATCTTGGACTGCACTTCACCGGATGGCTCGCCGATTCGCGTCAAAGTCTGGGACGCCGAAGTGCCGTTTGTCCGAAATACGAACGTAAAAATAACCAAAGTGCCGAAATGGGTCTGGCTTCCTTATTTTCTGTTCCGCCGTTTGACGAATCCGAAGAAGGTATAACCCATGTTTCCACTCGCTGAAGTTCTCGGGATCGGCACGAAGCTCATCGACAAGCTGATTCCGGACCCAGAAGCCAAGGCGAAGGCGCAACTGGAACTCGCGCAGCTGGCGCAGAACGGCGAGCTGGCGAAGATGAACGCGGATCTTGAGGCGTATCGGGTCGAGCAGGACAATCTCACGAAACGCATGGAGGCGGACATGTCTTCCGACTCGTGGCTCTCTAAGAATATCAGACCTATGGCCTTGGCCTATATCCTGACGGCATATCTGGTGCTCGCTATCCTCGACGGGTCGGCCATCGACATCGGCGATCCGTTTGTCGAACTTCTCGGCCAATGGGGGATGCTTGTGATGTCGTTTTATTTCGGCGGTCGCACACTTGAAAAAATCATGGAGATGCGAAAAAAATGAATGACCACAAAGACCTGATGGAAGTGGCCAAGCTCTGGAAAGAAACCGGCTGGCTGACTGCGGTGATTGGCGGCGCTGGCATGATTGCTCGCCTACTAGCCAACCCGATCCAAGGGACGATCTGGGACAGCGTGCGGCGCGTCATCATGGCGGCCATCGTCTCGACGCTCGCATGGTTTATCGTTGAGCAAATCGAGGTCAGCTCACTCGTGAAGGCCGTGACCTACGGCGTCGCCGGATTGCTCGCGCCTGAGATTATCGACGGGCTGACCACGCTCGCAAAAAAGTATTCCAAGAACCCGACGAAGCTGCTCAAGAAATGAACCCGAAGATCATCACGGCGGCACTCGCTGCGGTTGTCGTTTGTTTTGCGGGCGTTGGAGTGGTGACGGTGAAAAACGTCTCGAAGCATATCGCGGCGAGCGACAAAGAATTTGCGATGACGAGCAACGTGCTCAGTCCGCTTTTCGACATTTACGGGCTGGCTATCGTGGACGGTCAGGCGAAGGCGAGCAAGGGACTGATCAACGCGAAGGAGTTTTGCGACTCGCTGGCGAAGCTCCAAGCCGAGGCGGAGCGATTGCTCGCGGAATTCGGCAACCCGGCGGAACTCGTGGCGCAGCACAAACTGGTGGCAGCCTACTTGAAAAAAGCGCGGTCAGCCTGCGACGCCGGGCAAATTGAAACGCTCAACTCGCCGGCCATGACCGCCGAGCTTTACGCGGTTATCGAGCCGATGACTGCGCTGATCAACAAGGCGCTGCACGAAGAGCTGACGATTTCGCGCACGCACAAGGACGCCGCGGATCGGGCGCTTCTCACTTTTGAACGGTTCGCGAGCGTCGCGGCCGGGCTTGGAATGGTCTTTGCCGTCGCTCCGTGGATCGGCGCGAAAGGCAAAAAGCCTGCCGTGGTCGTTGCAAAGGTCAGGAAAAAGAAGACCAAGCGCTAATCGGTTTTGACGGCCATCGCAGTTGCGATGGATCAAGTCATTACCTTCTCAGCCTCCGCCGGCGTCATCGATGCCGAAGCCGGTATCATTCGCGGCGTCTCGCTGATCACCAAAGGACCAGCGCTGGGACACGGCGTCATGATTGACGACAAGACGCTGGAGCAGGTGAAAGCGGCCGCAGAAGAATACACAGGCGGGCTTAAAGTCGTTTTGAATCACAGCGGCGGCGCAGGAGACATCGTCGGCTTTATCGACACGATGCGCATCAGCGGCGACAAACTTCTTGGCGATCTGCACTTGCTCAAGACTTCGCCGCATCGGGAATACATTCTGGAGATTGCCGAGCGCATCC